CTATAGGTTTGGATGTCTTTTTCAATAACCAAATCAGCTCCACTTGAGCGAGCAAGATTAAGACCGACAGGATTGCGGTCAAAACCGATAACCAACCGAGTACCGTCATTGAGAATTGAGTATCCATAGTTACATGAGCAGGCGGCGTTAGCTACCACACTGCCTTTTATGTGTTCTTTAGCCCAGTTATAGCGTCCTAAATGAAGGCGACGCTGTTCGTCATCTTCTGGAAGGTCATAAGGCATGATCCATTCAGCCATACTATTTAACGAATTCATCGCTCCACTGTTTAGCGACCACATCCCATCCCCAAGTTTCTCTCGCCCACTTCATCATTTCAGCGCGATCCGTTTCATTCATTGAAGAGACAACCTTTTCGATAAACTTCTCTTGAGCTTCTTTATTTGAGTACATGTCTTGGATATCAAACTTATGCCCGTACTGAACGACCTCATCTAAGGCTGCGACATTCGTACAGACAGGGATGCATCCGGCAGCCTGCATTTTAACGGCGGTAATGCAGTTGTGGACAACGACGCTATTCGCTACAAAATTATGGTTTGGCTCGACTTCCATACAATAAACATCAGCCTTCCCAAAGTTCTCTACAGATAAGACAACGTGATTATCACCAAGAGCTTTTACCTTGTCCCAACGTGATTGAGCAGCCTTTCTTTTTACATCAGAAAGACTTTCTCCCAAGGAAGCATGGTATTTATCAAGGTTAGAGCGAACTCGATCTCCCCATTTCTTTCTCTTATCAGAAGGGAGCACGCTCCATGTTTTTTTCCAATGACTAGAACGAGAAAGAGCCTGTAAATTAGACGGATCATTATTCGTAACATCCCCGTCAATATGGTCAACGTCACAGTCAGATAAGTCACCTGTATGATAACGGCAAGCTATTCTGTGCGCTCCATCTTCGTATTCATAGCCAGCAACAAGTAAATCATACCCGTTGCCCCATCCATTCTTTACCCGGTTCATTGGCATAACTCTGTCACCAGCTTTTATAGCTTTTGCTTCTTTCCATGATCCATCTCTCATCATTACAGGGTGGTCTGGGGTGAGGATTAGCTCACATTCCTTCTTTGCGTTCTTGCCAACTCCATATTTCATTTTTATCTTAACAACATCAGCATTTTTTCGCGTCATCCCACACCAATTTACTTTGGATAGCTCTATTTCCCGTTTTTTTTCATTCCAGGAATAAACAAAAATGTCATTCTTTCCAGCCAAATCTTTAATAGGTACTTGCCCTTTAGACGTTTCAATCAACGTATCACCATGAACGGGGAAGATCTCAGTAAATTCAGTAGGATAAGCCCATACACCAGCGGAAAGCATGTGCTTCGCCAGTTCCTCATGTCCGATACGTCCAAGGTCAGTCACTCCAGGTTGATTCAAGAGGGAAACAATCTTCTCCTTGTACTTAACTGCATTCGGATTGTTCTTCTGCATCTTGTCGAATGTGTCCCAACCATACGCCCAGTAAAGTTCGGCTTCTGGTACCTGTTTCTTTACTTCCGGCCACATCTTTAACAGACACTCAAGCCCACGGTTCGGGGCAGAGGTATACAAGACCTTCTTCGGATTACGTTCGACCTCAAGGGCAAAGTGTTCCGGAATGATTCCGTTAGAAGATAAGAGAATCTGAGAATCAGGGATGTTCGGATACAGGGAACGATGGTACTTGGACAGGACGATAACCTTGTCGATGTTCGCCAAACGCTTTGGGGTAAAAGACTCCTTCGGGTTTGTATCGTGCAACCAGCAATATTTCTTTTTTGCGTTTATCTCGTATTCAAAGAGATTTGGGTCACGCCAAGAGATAAAGATATCCGTCGGTTCCTTTGGACTCCAATCCCACCATGGGTGATACCAAACGCCATCGTATTCTTTCGCGACTTCCCCATGCATCCCGTAAACATGAACATCCCAACCAAGCTTTTTAAGTTCACGGGTTAGGTAAATAGTCGCTTCTTCGCTCCCACCGATACCCGTCTTGGCACTGTCAGGGTTCCATTCCTCCCAAGAGGTTCCGAAGATAGTAATCTCCTTCCCACTCGTTTCTTTTTTCCAATTCTTTGACTTCCGGTAGAGAGAGACGCGGATAGATGATTTCAGATCCGGAGGCAGTGCATCATAGGCAGCTTTCTGTTCGTCCTCTGGCAGCTTCTCGATTTGTTCGATAGCCGATTCTGATTGCTTGATAAAAGCGTCTACCCGTTCGATTTCAGCTCTTAAAGTCGAGGTCATCTTGTCATCCCCCGTCAGTTTCTCGATTTCATCTAAATATTCATTAGCCTTATCCAGTTTCCCACGCTTCGCCTCAATGGTTGCAAGGCTATATAAAGGCGTCAGTTTAGACGTTTCAATGTCAGAGGCGTAAGAGTTCAACTTCCCTGCCCCGAGGGCTAATAAGTACCATTTCTCGGCCTTACCATCGTCCCCTAAAGCCTGGTATGCACTCCCCATCATGGACAAACCGTCGGCATAGTTTGGTTCAATCATGACGGCTTCCTTAAAAGCTCCGACCGCTAGAGCGGGGTTGTTCAAATTCATGTGACAGATACCCGCATACTTCCAAGCCATGTAGATATGCTGATCCCATTCCCCCATTTGAAGATACTTAAAGAAAGCACTCAATGTTCGTTCCCAATCCTCTTTCTTCCCTGAGTTCTGAGCGATGGAAGCATAGGCCATCCCGAGATTGAAAACGGTTCTTGGGTCTACCTTTCCACCCTCAATCTGGTCAGCCATCTCCTTCTCAATAATCCGTACATTCCGTTCGGTTGAGTCTTTGAAACGGTTAGAGTCTGTCCGGTGGTTCCAAATGATGTCGTCAAAGCGTGAGCATGGGGTCACTTCCGGAGTGATACAGGATTCATGTAATCTCCCCTTCCACTCTGAAAGACCGTTGTTTCGGATAAAACGCTCCTTTGGGTGCTGTGTCCCGACCGTCCCATTACCCGTAAAGGAATAGTTATAGGTACAGATAACTGCCTGAACAATCGGTGGGAGTAATTTAAGATACTCCTTCGCCCGTTCAAGACCTTCGATTTCATCATCAGAGTCTCCCCACACAATCCAATCCGTTTTAGCCTGTGAGAAATTAAAGTTACGGGCAGCCGAGAAGTCATCAATCCAAGTAAACTCGCTCAACTCCGCTCCGTACTCCTTTGCCAGAGCCTTGAATTCCTCGTTAGCTGGTTCCTTATCGGCACAAGTGAGATAGATTGCATCTACTCCTTTAACCGTGGCTAAAAGACGTTTTAAGTTCGGTACGTCCTTGTTTCGTGAGATAGCACAAAAACCAAGGGTAATTTCATTCGTCATAATTTCTCAGCGACGCAAAAAATTGGATAAGTTTTCAAAAAATGGATCAGGTTCTTTTCCGTCAGAACTTTCGGCCATTTGTAGGTAAGAGCCGCATATAAATTCGGCGGCAACTCGTACAAGTGGCGCATTTCATTATCTGCAGAGGTAAGGCCAAACTTGTTATTAAGTAAGGCTTTCTTTTTCTTCACAACCTCGATACATCCGGTCACTTCTTCCGGATGTCTTTCTGTGTACATTTCGACAAGGAGCTTTACTTGTCTCCAGTTCACTTCTTCACTCGGAACCACCCGCGCTTGTAGCTCTTGAAAGGTCTTCATGTCTAAAGAGTACAACTTTGATTCATTACATTCAAATAATAACCAAAAAACATAACCAAAAAACACCCATGAGGGTGTTCTTTGAAAGAGCGGAAATGCGTTTAGGCGGCACGCAAGAAACCGGAAGCGACGAAAGAAGTGCGTTCGTTAAGGGACTCAAGAGTGAGAGCACCTGTAACGCGAGCGTCAGTCGTCGAGCCACGCTTACCGTAGACTTGAACTTGAGGGTTAATCAAGTACGCAATCTTAAACTTGGAAGCTGCGATACCGAGGACGCGAGAGGTTGCGTCGGCTGTACCTGCCAAGTTGTTGTCGATATAGCGGTGCAAGTGAACCTTCAAATCACCGAAGTCCGAAGTATAACCGGAAGTCGTGGTAATCAACTGTTCATTATCGGCTGGGATAACAAACTGCGTACCAGAGCGACCAGAGAACTGAGAAATACGGCGCTTCATCAAGTGCCCGACATACAAGTCAGTCACAGGTTCGCCGTTACCGTTAGCCCAAGCAAGAGCCAACATACCATCGAGGATAGATTGGTTGAAAATCGTACCCGAGGAATGAGCCGTTGCATTGGTGGACAAACAGTTAATGATACCAGCCATTTGAGGAGCGGTACCGGAAGCACCAGAGACAAGAGAGCCACGGAGCAATTCTTGTTCTGCGAAGTTACGCCAGGACTTCATCGCCTTTTCCTGTTCGTATGCGAAGCGATCTGCGAAACCGTAGTGGTCTACAGCACGCTGAACATCAGACACACCGAAGTCATAGTTAATGTTTTCGGTAATGTTCGTCGAACGGGTTGGGTTGTTAAGGGCGGAAGCTGAGAACTGAGCTGCTTCTTCACCAGCGGCTGCGTTGTTCGACAAGGTGTCGACAAGCCATTGATGGACAGTGTTATCAGCCTTGCTCTTACCTAACGTGCGGAAAAGAGTATCTTCCGCTGGAGAGAGCATCTCAACGAGGTCTAAAACATCTTCGACGACTGAGGTATCGCCAAAGGAACGGAGCAAATTGTCGGTTGCCATAGAGGAGTTACAAAGTTAGTAGCTCCCCCATTCCTCGATGCTATTTCTTAGAAGCGGACTTCATCAGCCGTTCTTTGATAATATCGCGCATCGCGTCCGTGTCACGCCCTCCTGATTTAGCGTAGCGTTGTTTCAATTGACGCTCGTTATCTGGTGGAGGTGCCACGTTGCCGGATGCAGACACATTTACTTGTGCTGCGATCTTTTCGGCGCGCAACGACTCAGCATTGTCATCTTCTTTCGCTTTATTGAGGACTTCGCCATATAGCTCGGTATAAGCCGAGGAAAGGGTCGTTTTAGTCGCCTTTGCATACGCTGCGACTTTCTCAATGTACGGTTTAGCGTCAGGGTGCTCACTGACAAACTTAAACCGCGCTAGTTCCTCAAGCTGTGCTTGGACTTCTTGAGGGACGGAAGAAACTGGCTCTTGTTCCATAGGTTTTGGGGTACGTTTATTACCAACTAAGGATTTAATTTGCTCGCGTGCTTCATCCAGCGAAAGGTTTTGTTCCTCTGCATACGCATTAAGGAATAAATCAGCCATCGCTGCCTTTTCTCGCTGTTCGGCGACCGTTCGGTCACCTACAAGTGAGTTAAGGTGCTGTAAATGCTTTTGAGCCTCAGCAAAAGACGCGAAATTACGTCCTGTGGTCTGGTTAATGACCTCCAAAGCCTTTAGATCGACCTGCATCGCTGCGTCGGTCTGGCCAGGTACTGAACCCGCATTGACCTGCACCTCCTCGTTTCCTTCCGTTGAGCTAACGGAGTCGGAGTTAAGGGTCGGTTGTGTCTCTGCCATGTTGTTAAATTAAGAATGAGAGAGGGGTGATAAACACCCTGAGTTGCGCCCCTTTGAATCACTCGTTCGTGAGCCATCCCATAGGGTCAGGAAGTTCATCCTCGTCCTTTTCTAACATTCGGATATTTTGAAGTAACACCTCACGCTGATTGAATTCATGCCTCGTAAACTGGAACAGACTTCTAATTTCACTCATCCGACCGTTTCTGTCTGACAGTTCCCTGAGTGAGTCGCATGTCTTCATCCCAAGCTCGATATACCGATTCTCTAAATACTCTATGAGCTTCTGCCAGGCTCCATGTCTTCGGATATCTTCCCAGTCTCGAAGCTCTCTATCTAATTCCTGTAGCTCTTTTTTCTTTATATCAATCGGCCTCATGACGGAAGTTTATCCCGCCATTTACTGTTGAGCAAGCATATTACTCATTGACTGCATTGGGTTTGGTTGAGCGGCACCAGGAACCATACCTGGAGGAGCCATGTTCGTACCCGTCACACCTGACGGCATGTTCGGGGTCTGTGGCTTCTCAAATAAACGGTCGTCATACAAGCCCATAAGCTCGTTCATCTTGCGGAAAGCAAAGTTGATATTAAAGTCCGGCTGTTGGAGTTTGGACGCCATGAGAATCGAGTTCTGTAAGGCTTGTGCCTGTGACTGACGGGTAATTGTTGTCCCTTCGATATCAACTGTGACAGCGAAGTCGCCATCAAAGATAGAAGGGTCATCCAAGAAGATAAAGCGGTCTAATCCGAGCTTGTCAGTCGCAAATGGAGCGTAACCGTTATAGGTATCCAATTCTGACGCTTCTGCAAACGGAAGTTTAATCGGGATCGTCCGTTGCCCTGAGTAGTACTTCTGTAGAAGCGGGATAACGTGGCGAAGGATTAAACGCTCAACAAAGCGTTCTGTCGTTTCCCGTAACTCGTTATAGGTAATGTTCGCATTGGCCTGGATGTTCTGGATTTCGGTTGCGGTAACTTTCTTTTGAATTGGGGTCTGAGCTGCACCCGCTAAGCGTTGGGCTGCGCTTTCGATTGAAGAATCCTCAGCAAAAGAAGACTGAGAGATATCCTGCATTTGTAATGCCTGAACATCCGCCATGTTATCTACCGCAATCCCCCCACCTGGACGAGACGTAAACTGACGCGGGTCAACCGTTCCTTTCTTGTAGATAAACATCCGATGTTGAACCAGAATCTCATTATTTCGTCGGTTGTTAATCACTTCATTGTGCCAGGTCTGAAGAGGGATAAGACGCTCGGCCAAACCTTCCCCGTACCAACGGTTCGGGATGGTGTTAAATCGTTCCTCCTCGAATGGTCCGGATTCTCCGAATGGGGAGATACGGACACAGAGAGTACGCATGTCCCCTCCGTTAGAGTCTGAAACCGTCGTAATGATTCCAGGGACATTGATTAAAGCATCCTTCTCATAGTCTCCCGTAATCCAGCTCTTAGGAATCATCCCGTAGCGGTCGAAGATAGAAACCATTGGGTTCTCAGAGCGCGGAAACTCCATGCCGCTTGAAACCTTTGTCTCACCAGAAATGTATCCAGACAAAGCGTATTGATTCAAAGAAGAAGAATCGTATCGGTCTCTCCCCTCCCATGTCCGACCGCTTAACGTAGCCTTAACAGTATCGTCATACAGTGGGTTCGACTGAACCTCTGAAACAGTCATCTGAGAACGGATAATCACGGAAGCGTGCTTACAGCACCATTTAAGGCTCTCAGCCGTAGCCGGAGCGTAAATATCCATGATGTTGATTGAACGTACACGAGGATGATCTTGCTTAACGACACGGGTTTTAGTCCCAATCTTTTGTTTGTACGCAAAACCTCGAAGCTGTTTAACCATCATGTCAGCTTCCTTTTCTGTAGAAACCTCTACCTCCTCATAGATCCAGTCAGTGATTGCGACCTGAGTACCTAGCCAAGCCGTTCGATGGACGAACTCGCGCATGAACGAGTTGAAGTCCATTGACTGAAGAAAGTACGGCAAAACCATGTTAATGATTTTTGCCTTGGTTCTCGATTCCTCGCTCATTGGAAGAATCTTGATACTCGAAGCCTCGACTGAGACGGGCTTAGCTACGGAGTCAACGATGTTGTGGGTTAAAGGGCTGAAAATCTTTTTACGTCCGGTATACGGGTCGTATGGTTCATCAAAAATGCCTAAGTAGTTCTTATAGGCACGTTTCAAGGATTCTTTAATACCTTGGTTAGCGTTCTCATACGAAAGTTTTTCCTTCTGTACGAGGTTCGCGGCTGCCGCATATACATCATGCGGTTCTGGGTTGAGGGCAGTCCCTCGGCGACTAATAACAGCGCGGTCAATGAGATAAGCTTTTTCGATAACTTTCTCTTTAACCGTTTCCGTTTTTTCGTGGTTGTATTCAGTTTTTTTGCGCGGCATAAAGTATGTCGCGCCCCTTTTCGAGTATTCTAGCCTCAATAACGTGGAGCCACAAATGCGGGAGCGTCAGAATAGGTATTTTTAATCGGGTCAGCTTGCCCCCAAACAGCCAGAGCGAGACTCATCACTCGGTCATCATGTAATCCTTCAGGACAGGCTATCTTAACCTTCCCCTTCTCCCCCAAGATGTACCTAAATGATTCAAGTTCTGAGATTAAACCTTCATCCCGTGGGAGTTTGATTTTCCTCTGCTCAATGAGGATGGCTAGGTTATTCAGTAACTGAGTCCGTGATGTTTCCGTGAACTTAAAACCGTTGTCTCGAATTGGTAAGCCCATTTTCTTTAAGTCCTCGACAATCGGATCGCCGACACCCGTACCGTCAATCTCAATTTCTCCCCTGTAGTATTTATAGCAGGCGGTTTGGATACGGGATTTCTGGAGGTTCCAGTCAACCTGATTGAATCTATCCTGGGGTAAGACTTCAAAGGTGTTAAGACAGAATGGGGTAATGACAGTCCAGTCTTGATATTTGGCTAAGTCTACACCGATTTGATATCGGTTCCCTTCAACTGGTGTCCCGTCGATATCCCATAGACACTCCTTTATCCCACGGAAGAATTGGCCAGCACCTTCTTCAAAAGAACACTGATACTCTTGTCTGAATAAAGCTTCCGGAGTTTCTTTCTTCGCTTTCTCGATTTCGTCTTCATCTAAGGCATAGGTATCGTAAATTCCCTTGATAGAGACAAACCAGTCCGGATTATCCTTTGCCATCTGAACGAGTTTCCAGGCGTGATTCTTGCCTTTAGGAGTGAAGATGAACGTGGCCGAGCCTTTATTTTCGCGTAAGACAGGCTGAACGATAGCCGTCCATATCTCCTCACTCATTTCTGAGTATTCATCGAATACAACGTCTATAGGGTTAATACCGCGATGCTTGTCTATATCTTCACATCCGACAAAGCGCTGGATTGAACCGTTCTTGTAATAAATAGCTAACTCAGAATCGTTTTTCTTCTCCACGATTTCCATCGGGATGTGGTCTTTAATCAAAGAATCCCAAATGACTTGTTTAGCCTGCTTGTAGGTCGGAAGGAAATAGTAATAAATCCCTTTCTTGATCTGAGTTTTTGCTATCTGTTCATTCAAAACTGTCTTGGACTTCCCGCCGCGACGGTGCCATACCATTATTTTAAAACGAGCGGGAGACTTTAACGCTTCCAGTTGGTAATCACGCGGCTGATAATTATGCGGGATTGTTATTTGCATCCTTGTAAGAAATGACATTGACCTGAAGTGGAGTTCCATTTTCTCCAGTGAGTTCTTGGCGTAGAGAAAACTCTAACTTCTTTTTTCGCTCTAAATATTTCAAAGCAAGTTCCCCATCTCTTTCCATCGTATTTAGGACAGATCTGCGTGCGACAAGGAAAGGATTTTGCTTCATTAAGCGTTTTTCCTCGGCATACTCTGGATGCTTCTTTTGATACTCGTACAAAGTGTCTGGGCTAATTTTAGCGAAAAGACAAGCTTCCTCATCTGAACAGTCCATTAAAAAAGCCTCACGCAGTTTTCCTAGCGTCTCTGGCGTCATTACAGTTGGTCTTCCGCCTGGCATATACCCAATGTACCAAAATGGTATTCATTAGGCAAAATAACAAAAAACCCGCTTGTTAGGCGGGTTATTTTTGGTTTCTCCGTTTCAATATTGTATCAATGTACCAAGTTGTCAGCGAAACGTATTTGTCATCATTTGACTTAGCCTTTTCAATCAATTGTTCAAGTTCATCTATACCAATACAGGCTAACATCTCATGAGTAAAATCCCTGATCGCACGATGTGAGGCATAAGACATGAAAATCTCCCTCTCCATCCGTTTATTTTCTTTCCTTCGATATAACCATTTTGAAATAAAGTTCATATATTGCTCAAATTACTTACCACCAAACCTTTCCGTACCCTTAATAAACCCAAATTCAAACATTTCCTTAGCTAGCTTATGAATAAAGTCTTTTGTCGGTAAGCCCTGCTCATACCACTCATTGATACGCAGATCTACGATAGCTCGTAAGGTAAGTTCATCTGAATTTGTATTTGGCATATTATTTCAGCAACTTAAAACCTTTTAAGGTTTTATACTCACTAACCAACCTAACGGCGCATTCATCCCAGAGCAGACGTTCTAAAAAATCCTCATCATTTAATCTAGAAATAGTATCTTCATCTACCCAGTGTTCTCTTTGGTAGAGCATTGGATAACCACCACCCAAATCTTTCACGTCTGCTAGAACACCTCGGAAAGTGCGTGCATGATGGTTTGGCACTCTGTCTATCTCTTCGACTTTTAAGAGCAAGTGGAATCCTTTGCGGTACAGATCTTTCAGAGCTATGTTGCGATCTTGCTCATTTCGGAGTTCTTTTTTTAGTTCGTAGACCTCATTTTTGAGTTCTTTGATTTCTTCTAAAAATTGATTTTGCATATTATTCATACATGTGAACATGGAACCGTTTAACACTCTGATCTCCTGATGCTTTCTTAAGCCAGTTCAAATGGCCATAGGCAAAATCCAGGTAGGAGAAATCTACATTTTGAATGTAGTTGTGCTTCAAAAATGCTGTATACCATAACCTGTCTTTGGAGTGGTATTTAACATTCTTGATGATCAGCCATTCAGCAGACTCGTCTACAACTTCATTGTTATCCCGTAGGAATTGTAGAAACTCCTCGCTCTTATGGTCTTTAGGAGCTTGTTCTAAGAGGGGGTAGGTCATAAAAGTTCCCCAACTTCTTTAATCGAATTAAATAACTCAAACGCTATTTGTGGGACGATGGCATTTCCGAGGGCTTTAATTCGCTGTACCCGATTGGGTATCCCATCAGCCATTCCAGAAAATTTGGATGCAACTTGTAATGGGTCTTGGTTCCACTGTCCATCATAACCCCATGCCAAAGTTGGTCGCGGAGGTTCGCCATTTTCTTCCGTCCTTTCCTCGTCACAGTCTTCTCTTTCAAAACAGCTTTTTCCGTTTTTGGTTTCATTGCATCCATGGTTGTTGGAGTGGCCAATAATCCATAATCTGTCACGGCGATGGTAGGCTCCGACGGCACAAGCAGGAATACAGAACGTTTGGATTTCGTAACCAGCTCCTTCCAATTTAGCGCAGATGTTTTCGTACTCCATCTCGTGTTGGACATTAAGTAGCCCACGCACATTTTCAAGCACGAACCAGACTGGCTGTGTTTCTTCGACCATTCTAATGGTGTCACCCCAAAGCCAACGCTGGTCTTCAACGCCTTTCTTTCTTCCTGCCGATGAGACTGGTTGGCATGGTGGGCTGGCTGTAAGAATGTCATATTCTTTTTCGAGTGTAAGTTCTTTGATGTCCCTGTAAATTTTTGACTGAGGCCAGTGTTTGCGTAAAACATCCTGACAAAAGGGGTCAATTTCACAAAAAGTATGCTCAGCCCCTCTCCACACCTGGTCTGCCGCGAGGGAGAAACCGCCAATGCCACTAAAAAGGTCGAGATGGCGCATATCTATAAAGCCATTAAAAACGCGCCTATTGCTGGGATGAGGGCAACAAACTCCTCAGACCCACCAGCACGATGGAACATGATGCAAAACACAACAGACCAGAACCACACCAAGATAAACGCTCCTATTGCGCGGAGTGGGTGCATATTAGGCTGAATCTTTAATAGAAAATCCCTCTGGCAATTTCAAAGAAATGACCACATTTCTGGCCTTCGCAAACTCTCTTGAAGCATTCCAAAGTGCCAACGCCGCGACGGACATGGCGATTGTCCAAAGGGTAGTTACTACTATATCTAAAGCTATTAACCATGTGGGCATATCATTTATTTTTAAGTTGTTTAGAAATAATTTGCGCCATCCAGCTAGTCGTGTGTTCGTGGATATCATCTATCTCATTAGCTGAAATTAGATGCCCATCTTTTGTGTTATCAATGAGCAGAAAAGGCCGCGCAACAATGACATGGCAAAATTCATGGATTAGAGTTTCTTTTCGCTCATTTTCTTCAAGTTGCCAAAAACATGGGTATATCTTTAATATGGCTTGACGGTACTTCCAAACAGTCGTCATTTCAGCGGCCGCACCTGGGCTATCTGACTTTGGCTCCTTAAAACATTCTGTTTCGACTTCCCACCCATTAAGGTAGAAAATATCGACCATTTCACAAACTTTTGTTTTCAACCATTTTTTATCATGGGCTTTCATATTCTCCTTACATCATCTTATTAGAGTTTAATGCTTAGAAATTGTGCCAATTCAGTAAGAACTTCTTTGCGGATTTTTTCTCGGTATTCATCAATATCATGGATAATCACAGGCCATTTGGCAGCGCCACACAAATAACAAACCTTAGCGCCAACTTGGTCTCCCCCACCGGAAAAGTGGACAGCCCAATTGTGTTGACAATCAGTCTTTGATATCAAGCTCATAATCTTTGTATTTTGAATTTAGGATTGTATTCAGAAAAGGTGACATTAGGGTAAGGAAAGACCTTAACCCAAATTTTTTGTAAGTCGCTAACCAATTTTCTTTTTGACTCATGTCTACCAAGCGCAAATCGTATTTCATATCTACATCATCTTAATTGCACTTGAGTAAATCGCTATTTTCGTAAATGTTGCCGATGACTTCGACTTTAGCCGCTGACAAAAGATAATATTTGTCATAGGCCGCCTTTCCTAAGCCATCAAGAGGTTTGAGATACAAACCAGCGCGTTTATCATCCCAAACAACAGCACATGTGTTGGCATACGGTAGTTTCGCCTTCACTATATCCCCCTCATAAATCTCTTTCCCGTTCTTGTCCAAGAGACCTGTAAATTGCGTCAGGGTAACATTGTTTTGCTGGGTGATCTCTTGATTTGGCGTGTCGTAAACCCGGTCAGGTGTAGTCCAATACCTGCCAGAAAAATCCACCCAATTGTCGTAGTCAGGAATCATCCACTTGTTTTTGTTATCCCACGCTCTAAATTTGATTGTTCGCATATCATTTCTTCTCCTCCCAAAATTTCTTAGCTGTTTCAATCATACGGTCTGCGAGTTCAATGGCGAGTTCTTTAGTGGGGCAGACGATATTATGGGCAAGCCTTGCATTATCCCATGGGCTATCACCCCAAATCAAACTATCGAATTTAGGCGTTTCTTCATCAAGAGTTGGGAAAAAATACATCTCATCCATTTCTGGTTTCCATTTGGGGTCAATTTCTTCAATCCAGTCGGAGAGTTCGGAAGGTGGAATATAAAATTTTTCTGACGGTGCGTTTTTCGGGTGCCACCGTACAGCATGTTCATTCGTCCACTTTTCCATCTCAACACCAGCTTTAATCCCTGGAAGGTCTTTTTTTAGAAAATAGCGCATAAGTTTTGTTATTTATTAATTTCCTTCTCCCATCATCTGTCTTCCCACGGCACACCACACGGCCATGGTGTTTCCTACAGACAATGAGAGAAGGAAGGCCGACCGAAGTCAGCCGATAGACGCTAGGCGTCTAGAAGGGGCGGAGGGATGATGGACGGTTTCTCAAACACTACACGGGGTAGCGTTCGCTTGATATCAATTGCTGCGATATCGAGCCACCGTTCACCGGCGTAATACGAGACGCGAATCTTTCCAGAGAAAAGCCCACGCTCGTATGCTTGAACCATGACGATAAGTTCTTTATCTGACAGGGTTGTGGTTATCCCGAGATCTGGGACATTCTTGACGTACACTTTCACTAGAGGACTCCTTGGAAGGGGTTAGCGGCCTAGGTTGGGTTCCAACCAACGATTGTTCGTTCGGGGAATTATCCCGAGCTATCCCCTGGCGACTTGGGGTTATCTAGGCCATTTGTGGTTTCCCACCTTTCCCACACTTGAATGGAGAATCATTCCAGCGCAATGCTGGTTGACTCCTTACGGAAGCCAACATCCTTCAAATATGGGAGAGGTGGGAGCCTAAATAAATTAGGCTGTTTTTACTTCTGGGCTAATAGGTTGACGGATTGTTTCATCTTGGATCATACGGAGAGAATCCCAGAAACGACCCTTGATTAAATCCTTCATAGCCTTTCGCTGGACTACGTCTGAAATGGATGAGTCAACAATGGTCAGAACTTCACCCAACGTATGATTCAAGTAAGACCGACATTGAACCAGGTTGATTTTTGGCGTTATTAGCTCTTTTTCTCCTTCTTCTGTGGTTGGCGGCAAAGTTGCTAAAACTTCGTAATTTTCGTTGTACATAACAAGACATTTGTAGACTTAACGGCTCCCAACCTGTGGTTTCCCACCTTTCCCATACTTGAATGGAGTAACTAACAAGCGTAATGCCGCCTGACTCCTTACGGAAGCCAGCATCCTTCAAATATGGGAGAGGTGAGACTCCTCAACTGAGGAGTCTATCTCTAAATTCTCGGTAAGACATTTTAATTGTCCTGTCTTCATCTTCAAACTTGATTAAGATCTCAATAAAATCATCGTGGCTTATGCGGTTTATTTCACGATGTTTATCAAGCTTTTCTCTGGAAACAGAGAGAACATAGCCATAGAATCTTTTGAATGAGGTTAGCTCAATCTGCGTTGATTCTGTTCTTTGGATTTCTTGCATATCTTTTTTTAATCGCCATGGATTTCCTCAGTGTCACCATGGATAGGATTACGTTCTGGCGTTTTCCCTCAGGGTCAGAACGAGGTGCTTCCACCCCTAGATACCCCCTAGCGTCTACTTTCGGGCTCAGCATTGATCCAAATTTATTTCCGCTTCCCATGGAGCATCCTCCGGTCTGATACGTGGTTGTATTGGTGCTTACCTTAAGTCTATTCCGCCACGATTATTTGTGTGGTTTCCCACCTTGGAAGTGCTTGTATGAGCGATTTTTTTCTCAATCTTTCGATTGATCTTGGACGGTTTTTCTCCGTCCTACCCTACAAACACTCCCGAGGTGGGAGGCGAGCTAGTCGCCATCTTTATGGTCATGTCTTAAATAACAATTTTTATCTGTGTCCCACAGTACACGATCTCCGCATGAACAAATAAATACAGTTTGTATCAACATATTTTTTCGGCTTATTCGCCGTTCGCGAGAGGCAATAGTCGTGGACTTCAGGCATTCGTATCAGTCCACTGTAAGTTAAATGCCAAATATATATTGCGATGTCTCGCGCGAGCGACGGGCGAAGTTAATCGCCCTTATTCAATTCCGCTTTTCTTCTTGAGTGCAGGCGGTTGTTTTCGCAATACCTGCATCCTCCATGGTTACGACAGGATTTATTCCATCGTTTTGATCCACGGTATTCCTTCCGTCTATCTTTTCTTGTTTTATGCTTTGCCATGTATTTACGCAAAGGCATCTTAGAGTGATGCCATTACATATGTTTGGTGTGAGACATATTTTTATTTCGGCTTATTCGCCCTTGAATTATTTTAATCAATAACTATCCTTAACTCATTTTTCCAAGGATCATGCTCCACTTCGTGAAGAACTTTACGCGTCCCTGCTTCCACGGGTTGCACACCATGTTCACAGTCTCCGCCAACATGACGGATAATATATGGCTCAACACAGTGAATATACTCAACCCCATTGTCTGACCAACGGGATATTGGTTCCTTTTCTGAAACGACCTCGTGACGATTACCCGTGACCCCACTATCTTGGAGGACATGGATGAGGGCTTTGCTTGCTGATTCTGGAGGGTTTACCCCCTCAACAGGGTAGAGAATTAAATCCCCATGGTTGTTAATTTTCATACTATGATTTGAGTGACTCTTTTAATTCTTCAACGGTTTGGTGGCGAAGGCTTGCAACCGTTTCAAGTGCGTTTGTAGAGTTTGAAGGTACAAATTTGACATATGGCTTTTCTGTAGACCAACTCTTGTAAGAGAGAATCTTTGTTTTACCCACGTCTTTTAGATCCAATTCCCACAATTCATACCCGCCACATTCTTCAGTTTTATCAACCAGTTTTTTCTCAATATTTTCTAGGAGAGTTTCAACTGGACGTTCGCGCAAAAGCACCGAACGCTGGTCGATATCCTCCCAAGAAAGTATGTCTTCAACCGTTGCAGTCTTTGCTTTGTTAAATTGCTCCTCAGTGAATTTGACGCCATGAATCATGTAGAGACCCCAGCCGTCTTTGTACTCAATCGCTTTTTGTTCAGTTGAGTGTAAACGCCCGTCAGAATCGCGAAGAATTATTTTTGGGCGGTCACATACGATGACAAAATTTCGATTAGGCCAAATGTAATTAACCGATTCATTAATCTTTCGGTATGCCTCTGCTCGTTCCATGATGTCTTTGGTCAGTTTGAGTTTGCAGACATCAAAGAAAAAATTCAAAAAAGCACTCCCCCAATACCACCCTCCTACCCAAAATTGTCCACCCAACCAATAATGCCAATCCAAAGTAACACCAGCTTTTTTTGCGATTGAAATTGCTACATCAACGGCATCACCAACGGCAGTATCAACGGCGCCACGAACGGCACTACCAACGGCAGTATCAACGGCGCCACGAACGGCAGTATCAACGGCGCCACGAACGGCAGTATCAACGGCAGTATCAACGGCGCCACGAACGGCAGTATCAACGGCATCACCGCGTTTTCTCCAAATACCTTCAGCTACTGCTGCGGCTAAAGCACCCACGAGAGGAGACGCTACACGAACAATGCGAGAAGGGTATTCAATCCCAGCTTTCTCATAACAAATGGGCATGTACTTATCGAAAGTCTCCCAATCGGCATTACCTGTCTGTAAGCCTTTCGCGATCCACATATCTCGATACGCGGGCATTGCTGCTTTTTGTTTTTCGGTTAATTTGTCTATTCGTGATGGCATAGTTTTTATTTATAAATATTTCTTGCGAGAGGCTTGCTCTGTTCCATGATAGCTACCCATGAGATAGCTCAGAGCAAACCGTTCCCGCTTCCAACCAATCTCTAAGCATTTGCCCACCACCGGAGTGATGTTTGAAAGAGACTGATTGGAAGCGAGAGGCGTATATCGGTCGTATACGCATCACTTGTCCGGTAAGCCGAACCCTTCAAGCCATTGAAAGTGGTTTTTAAGCTCAAATTCGACCTGAAAACAGTTCCAACGTACTAGACTAGGCGTTTAGCACTCAACTAAACAGTGAATGAACGAGATAAAAAAACCTTTAATTTATCCCGCTTGGACGCTTCAACGGGAGCGTGCAGAGAGTTCGCGGCAGATAGCATGTAAACCCCCATCCATTGAAACGCCGAAGCGAGACAAATTTAAGAGTATTTTTTAATCATCTCCTCAAGTTCTTTCGACGAGAAACGGATTCGTGTATTTTTCATGCGAGCTAATTCCTTCAAGATTCCGTCTCCGTATTTGAGCTGTAGGTTAAGGGCATACACATCCAAGGCTCCATGTTTCCAGATATTGCAGGGCATACACTGGCAGTGAACATTTCGCTCGTCCCATCTCAGTGAAAGAACGGATCTGGAAATGTAGTGTCCTGCTTGCATGGTTTCTACGGTTCCAACTTTCCCACAGGTAAAACACTTTGCACTGTCCCTATTCCTTATCCACCTCGAAAACACTGTATCCATTTTCTTTTTTAGCTTTCCTAGCGGGATTGCTTTTGTAGAAGTTGAATTTCCCAAGCGAGCCGTAGACTTCGTAGCGGATAACCGTTTCGCCATAAAATTTATATTTCTTTTGTTTTATGTGGGTGAAATAACCACTGTTTCTTAGATTCATGGCTTTTCTTTCGGCGGCATCAGCATCGGTCGTCGTGTGGAAACAAATCTCGTTGTCGTTCATATCAGTCATTCCAGCCGACTTCATTTCCAGGCTTCAAAACCCCATCCGCCGTTTGACAACTGTTTGACTTCTGTAACCTTCCACTCGTTTTCGACATACCAATTTCTTGCGTTTTCAGCAGTTATTTTATTTTGAAAGACCGGCATTAGATGTTTCATAGACGAGAATTTTCTTTTTCCCCCATTTAATTGCCTCGTCGTAATCTCCACCGAATAAATCAACCGTCGGGAGTTCACGTTTTTCGTCCAACCATTTCGCGTAACGGTCGTCACATCGGTATTTCTTCCCGTTGACTTCAATCCAAGTTCCAAGTTTTAAGAAATACGGACAAGCCGCTGTAAGCCCCTCAGAGGCGAAGCGACCACTCGCTGTGAGGCATTTACCATCTTTCGGGTAATGACAGCTATCACGGGGCGTATAACGGGTTACAAAGGCCATCCAGCTCTTGAGAGCCGTCTTCACTTCTTGCTTCTTGTCGAGTTCCGACTTTCTTGGGGCGATTTTCGCGTCCGTACAGTCCCACTCCCCAACCCCATGTGATTCTCCAACTTTTTTGCAACCGTAATCAGGATTTTCTTCTCTCTGTCCGTCGCCCACGCTAGATCTGTCACGAGTGCTGTTAGCGCTTCCCGCAACAAGTAAAGCTCCACAAATGAAAATTGCAACGATGAGCGCTGCAATCCAGGGATGACGTTTCTTCGACTGGTTGATAGACCAGCGGCCTTGTTTATTTTCATAATCTCCGAACATATTTTTGAATAATTTTTGTTTTAGTTATTTTTTTAATTAAGTTTTTGCTTTAACCACTCGATGATTCTTTCCATTTGGTCACGGTAAAAAACCTCGAATGTTTGTTTTTTGTCTGTCTGCTCCCAAATCCGGAAGATAACCGCCCGCTGTCTTTGGCTCGGCGGCTTCTCCCAGTCTTCCAGCTTGATTTCCGGAAGGGTTGAGGTGTCGATTTCCTTGATTGGCTTTTCGTGGAAGAAGAAATATCCAAGCTTGTCGTTCAGGTCGAACAGCTCGGCCATGTGCTCTGAGGGAATTTCTTGGCAGTCAACTTGAACGCGGACTGTTTTGTCGCGCATCGTCGTGACTTTCGTGATTGAGGCTGGGATGGAAGATTTCATATCGTTAGGCTTTCATGGGCTACAGGCTCTCATGGGTTACAAACTTTCCCCGTCCCAAGCGGGATAAAATCCGATTTCTTCATGCGTCACCGTTCCTTTCGATTGGTTGATTTGAGACTTTGCCGCGTCCAGCTTGAGCCGGATCTGGTTTTCAGTTCCTCGAATGACCAAACGTTTTTCTTCTTTCCCTCGTTCCTCGTACTCGATGATTCCAAGCGGAGCGAGAGCAACAACGTCCACGCCGTCTTGGGTCGTAATCTTTCCGGAAGCCTTGAGTAACCCCCGCATTCGTTCGCTCATCGAACCAAGCCCGTAATTCTGGTACATCGGCTTACCATCGAGAAAGGCTTGCCTCGCTGCGATGATTTTCGTCCTTCCCGTTTCCCAGTAGCGTTCAATTTCCATAGTCGGATTGTTGAATTTTTTTAAGTGCGTCTTCCAAGCTCTCCCCCTGCTTCACCAGTCGGCCGTATTCGTCGATGTGCTTCCCGACGCTTTCGAGCGTCCACTTGTAGTCGGCGTTCTGGTTAAGCCAGTCCATCACCTGCTTCACCCGTTCCGTCTCGTACCCCTTGAGGTCGGAGGCGGCTCGGACGTTTCGGCGGATGAAAGAATCCCGTTGCTCTCGGTTCTCGAAAGTCACACCCTTAGCCAAAGCAAAAAGCCCGATGACTCGGACGTGGTGCTTGGGATCTTCCAGGAGTGCTTTCGGTGAGGGGTCGATGGGTTCTAAAACTTTCACCTCGGAAAGTCTCGGCGCGGCGCGAGCCGCAATGGGTATATTCTTATCTTTCTTATCTTTCTTACCTTCTTCCTTTGTTGTTAGTTGATTGTTGTTTGATTGTTGCTTGACTGTTGCTTGATTGTTAGTCTCGCTATCAATCATTTGGTACTTGTCCCAATTTTTAATCTTAACTAAGCGGAATTTATTGGTTACTGTCTCCTCAATTTCGCCTGTTGATTTTAGCTTGAAAAGAGCGGTGCGGGTCGATTGTAAAGTCAAACCTGTTTCTTGAGCTAAAATGGCTAAACTTGTGACTTTTTCTCCAGGTTTTATTTCTATCCCATGCCACTTTTTCGTCTCATAATTCGCGGTCAGTAAAAGGTGCATAAACAGACCTCGAACAGAATGGTCTGAGTACCACTCCCACTCAACCATTTTTCTGTGAAACTTTACCCATCCGTTTTCTAACATAGGTCTTCCAGATTACTGATTTAGGATGTTTCAAAAACCGATACATGACGTATCGGCTTCCGTTGGTCAGTACCCTCTTGATTAACCCGTCCTCTGCCAGTTCTCTGCATCGTCTTGAGACGTTGGAAGTCTTGTACTTGCGAAAGATTTTCAGGTCTTCTATGACCTTGCCAGACGTGTACCGTTTTCTATCTTTCAGGTATTCCCCGTACAGAAAATCCAAGATTTGGTTTCTGATACCTGTCATAGATTTAATTGATTTGATTTTTTACTTTGTGGATGTGATTTACCTTCTCGCGACGCCAACCCTCCAGAACCAAAAGAAGGCTCTGGAGAGTTGTAATCATGTTTACGATTCGTGAAAGCTCATTTTCCGCTATATCTAGCTTTCTTTCGGCTCGTTGTCGTTCAATGGATTGACTATTTCTTGGCAACATAGCAGTCATAGCAAGTTGGATATTTCCCCGTGTGTGCCTTACCGCACTTAGGGCAAATTTTTTCGTAAGTTACGGTCTTTTCTGCTGTCGTTTTTTCCCCAGATCCAGTTGTTTCCTTCCCTGAGCCAGAGTTTCCGTCGTCGTCTTCCGCTTCCAAGGCAAGCATGGAAACAAGAGCGTAACGGCGGAAGTAAGTGATGGTTGAACCCATCTTCTGAGGGTCTGAATTTTCAGGGATGACAATCACGTCAGAGACTGATTCCCCAGTGCTTACGTCGATGATGTCGGTTCTAATAGCTGGCTTTCCGTTGACCTGTGTCAAAGGTTGCAAAACGATTAAGTGTTGCTTGTGAAGAACCGGCTTAACAACTGCAAGAAGCGCATTAATGTCTGTGTACTTGTTTCCGAAATACGGATTTTTTAAATCTTTCTTCAACGGCTCTAAGGCAACCTGTACAAGATAGAGCTTGAAAAAGATTGTGTTCGGTAACGTTACTTGGTCTGTGTAGTGTTCTGAAATAGCGTTTACTTGAGCTACTTTATCCTTATCCAGCGGAGGTTGTGTCTGCATATTTTTGAATCGTTAAGCGTAAGTTTTTTAAGTTTTCCTCCTTCTCTCCAGGCATCCATTCATGAGGACGTTTGTTTGCTAGATTGAAAATGTATCCAGTGAAACAGCTCGCGTCTTCTGGTGTTAAGTCCAGATGTACAAGCTCTAAGATTTTCTCCTTTTCTGATGACGTGATCTCAAACGGCAAATGCGAATAGTTAAAGTAAACTAGGTTCTGTTGTTTCTTGGTCAGCATAGAGGAGTTTGTTTCGTTCTGATTCACAATCGGCACACATACCTGAATTGAAATAAGCCAACGAATCGGAATCCGTAAGGCATTTTTTTCCACAGTTTTCACAAGTTTGTTCCATATTTAGAAGGCGATGCCGTAGACGAAGCCAAGGCAAAGCATGAAGATTGCGATAAAATCACCAATCCCCCATTTGATTTTTTTCATAGTTTGTAACTAAAAATCCTCTTTCGAGGATTTGAATAAAACCGGAACGAGCAAGAAATAAATCAGTCAACTTAGCGTTGAAAGTTCAACCATATAGGGAGTCACACTATATCTTGTACGACGCTCTATATTTATGAAAAACCGAGCAAATCGGTCTATCTTCTCGCTCGTTCCGGTGGTTCAATTGTGAAATTTCTACCTCCGCTTTCGCTTGTGTCATCACCGTACGATGTCCCGAGTGAGTGATGTGAGGCCGCCCAACCTCGCTTCACGGGATGGTGGAAGTTAGACCTCCGTGTCCCCTGTCGCTTTCCGTAGCTTGATGAGACTAGTTTACTTCCGATAATCGGATGTGTCAAGTCTATTTCTGTGGATAACTTCCACGATATGGACATTAGTACAGATATCAGCTATTGTGTCCGACATGGAATATATCACATTGCCGGAATGGGCGGAAAAAAATAACTTGGACTTCAAGCGGGTCTTTGACTGGGCGCGAAAAGGAAAGTTGAAAAAACACGTTAAGCGTAAGGTGTTTAAGGTTACAAAATATGTAATCCCTGCTGACCTCAAAGCCTCTGACGTACCCGATGGAAGAAAGACACGTTGGCAGAAGGCCGCAGGCAAGCCCGTTTAAGGGCTTCTAATAGGGCGATAGCTCTATTTTCGTCTGCTACTACCTTCCGCCCACATTGGCAGTATCCTAGGTGAATTCTCATAACCTGAGACGAGGATATTTCTTTGACTTCAAAGAGGCTATCCTGCGGCTCCATGGTTTTATGGATGGTCGTACCTGGGC